TCTTCATAGTATCGGCAGGGGATGTCAGGGAGGTTGAGTTCTTTAGATGCCTGCCAGCGGCGCTCACCTGCGATCAAAACCTTGTCTCGGGTGATGATGATTGGGTGCAAAACTACGATCCGAGAGATGGACTCTTTCAGGCCCTCGGGGGAGATTTCTTTTCGCTGGCGGGGGTCGCGGTTGACAGTTATCTCATCAAGCGCAATGCGCTCGTATTTGTCGGTGATGCTCATGAATGCCCCCAGGGATGCGATGGGAGGGGGGAGTTCTTGTTCTCCCCCCTCCCATCGTCGTTGCGTCAGACGCCGGAAAGTGTCTTGATGTTATTGTAGAAATCGCTGCCGTCCTGCGACGGCGTGATGGTGACCTGGGCCTTCACCTGGGCATTGATGATCTCTGGGATGACTTCGTTGAGTGTTCGACCCTCGGTTTTAACCTCACAAGAGATCAAGAAATCCTTGAGCCGATACAGCGCATCCTCGGTCAGAAAGAAATCACTCCGCAGGGTCCGCTTGCTGAGGTCGATCTTGGCAATCGACTCCGGGTCAATATCGGCATCAGGAGAATGCAACTGGACGTGAACCCGCAGATAGGGAGTTTTCTTCTGCGAGGACTCACCAAACTCGTACTTCGCCACCGAGCCGAAATAGTGCCCGGCAGGCAGTACCGGCGGGCGTTCGATGGTGTCAACTGGTTTGGTGAGAAGGTTTGAGAAATCAACTGCCATGTTGGAGTCTCCTATGGTTGAGTTTTAGTGAGTGGAATGACTGGAGAGTTCGATTTGTCAGTGGGTTTACTCTCGATGGTGGGTGTGGGTTCCTCCTTCTGTTGTCTGACTGCGGCAAAATACTCTGCCAGACCGAAAGCGATGTCATATTCGTTATTGACTCGCAACGGAGCAGTATTCTTGAGTTCAACCAGCCCGGATGTGTTGGTCAGGATTTTGCGTTTTTGGGCAGCACCCTGGCCAATTGTTCGGATCATGAGGGCGGAGTTGAAGTATCTCCCGACTTTTGGGGGAAGGGCTTTGCCAAGCGCGTTCGGATAGCCCTGCGTCATGCCATTTTTGGCCTCGATATACGTTACATGGCAGTTGACTATCACGTTACACTTAACCCCCTCATCATACAGCATCCGAAGCAAGTTTTCAAGTAGGTCCTGCGCAAGCTTCCAGTCGGACTGAAATGGCGTTTGGCCGAGGCGCCCGTTCATGGCGAGAATGAAATCCATTGCTGCGGTGCCGAGGGTGGTGAGGGAGTCGATTACCAGGATGTCTCCAGGCCCCCATGAGACAACCGGGCCGAGGTCGGCGCCGTCAGGGTCTTTCCAATGGGAAAGAATCGCTGCTGTGCGAGTCCACACGGTCGCGCGAACAGGCATGAGCTTACCGCCAACTGCCCGCATCGGATCAGTAATGGTGAGATACTGCACTCGGTCGATTGCATCTTTGTCATATGGGGACTTGGCATCGAGAAGGAGATTTTTCAACACGTCCAGCCCGTTGTCGAAGTCCAAAATCCGCAGATTATACCCGGCCGAGGCGAGACTTGCGAGGGCGCCGGTTTTTCCGCCGCCACTGTCACCGATCAGCAGCAGCTTAGTCGTGACGGAGGATTGATGCTTACGAAGTGGCGGCATTAAATGTCTCCTCGGATTTGTAGTGGGTCCCACTGGCGAGTGGTGAAATCTGTCTCAAGCCAAGACTCGCGGATGTTGGGGGACTTGGAACAGATCCCTCGATACGGGCAGCCGCCGTAATTGTTGCAGCTCTTATCGTTCTGCGGCCAGTAGTTTTCCTCGGCGTAGTGTTCGGCTTGGCGGAGCCAGAAGCCAAAGTCTTTATACCATTCGTCGAGCTGATCTTTGGTCCGAGTAATGAAACCGCGCCGGAAGGCAGAGAACGTGATCGCCACCTGGGCGGCATCGACGATAAGCCCCATAATCGGCAGACGGTACACAACATGCCCGGCGAGAGTATAAATGGAGAACTGGTTGTCCGGGGAGTATTTGTCAAAGAAGCTGGCATTGATGGTGTTCTTGGAGGTCTTGCGATCTACGATAAACATCGTTCCATCAAGATTGCCGATTTTGTCGAGATGGCCACAAAGTAAATAATGTTGGCCATCTGGAGCGACATAGCTGGTCTCAAAACGGAACGACAGTTCGATGGCCGGTTTGCCATTAGCGAGTTGGACAGTAACTATCGGATCATCTTTGAATTTGTCGAGATACCAGCCGACAGTCCGTACCAGGGTCAGTCGATTTTTGTTCTTATCGTCACTTACCCATGGGCGCTGCAGGCGAGAGTTCCAGGTGGACTCCATGGCATACCGCAACGCCGCGATGGAGGCATCCTCATGGCTCGCCCCGGCACTTTTGGCGTGGTCGTAGCGTTCAAGCGCTCCATGAAATAGCAGCCCAAACGTCAGGTGGACTGACGTATGACGAGGGACGATGCCGCAGACGATGGAGTAGAAATATTTCCTGGGGCACTCTTTCAGGGCGCCGAGTGATGTAGAGTCCCAGGCGATCTGGAGATTGGGGAGGTCTTTGGAGAAGGAAGAATTTGTTGGCTGGACTGGAGGCGAAGTCTCGTTCGCCTCGCTCATAGCCCGTCCTCCTCCAGGATCGAGTTGACGATCTCGGATACTGGCGCGGATGCCTTCTTGGCCTTGGGGGCTTTCTTTTTCTGCGGGGCGCCAGACTCAAGCCGAAGGCGTTCCTTGCGGAGATTCTCCACGATACGCAAGTAATCCGTGTCAGTTAGTTTCAACGGATCTCGCGCGTAGAGTTCCGAGATTGAGTCGGGGGACGCCTCGGCGAGTGGAGAGGGGGGAGATGGAGATGCTAGGGGTGCGGATGCTGTCGTTGGGGATGCTGGCACTTGTGGGGACTCTGCCATTATTTCGTGCTCCTAATCTAGATCTGGTAGCTCCGTGTTATGGACTGACTTGCTGGATGCTGCGGCGCGGGCCTCGATATGGTCCAGAACCTTTCTAACCATGAGCCTTATGGCTTTGCTGAACCCAAGGTCATCTCCGTAAAGAGATTTCACTCGTTCAATGTCACGCTCGAACAGCAACACATGAGTTCGGACGATCTTTTCTTCCGGTATCTTACGCGGCATGACTTTTTGGCCCTTTTATGACCCACAACTCCGAATTTGGAGCAAGTGGCGAGCGAAAGATCTGGAGCCGATTTAACTCTGGGTCTCCAGATTTCCGTCGTGCTTGGTAAAGCCGTTGTCGAACAAGCTGGAAATCACTAACCGCAACTGCCACCCCGCAGGGCGAGCCTAGGGCTGCGTATAGGATCTCCAGCTCGTTCGACATAACAGCGAGGAGTCCCTTACTCGCTGTCCAGCAGGTCTTCGACGGTCTCCATGGCAATCTCACGCTCGGCATTCACCCGTCGGCGCGCTTCCTCCATGATGCTCGTGTCGCGCTCCAGCACCTGCGCAACGTAGTTGTCGAACTTACCTTCTGGCAGGTCGGCCTTCTCGATGTTCTTCCGCTTGAGCGCCTCGGTGACCTTGGCCTTGGCGATCTTGGTAGCCTCGCGCAGCACAGGGTCTGCGGAAGCGCGGGGGCTGCGAGTGGTCTTACGCTGGAAACTGTAATCCGACACGTAATCGTCAAGTTGGGACTGGAGATCTGCAACATCAACCTCGGCGGAAGTGGCTTCCGCTGCCTCCTTGGCAGCCTTCACCGTCGAGGCGAAGTTGTTGCGGATGTTCTCGCGCAGAGTCTGGTTCAGAACCGATGCCTCGATGGCGTCGAGCGTGTGGCCCTCAGCGTAACGGTCAGCAACGCTGAAATTGAAGCCTTGAATGGTAACGGTAGACGTGCCTTCGGTTTGGGCGGTGGTGGCGGTATCAGACATTTGGTGTCTCCTATTGATATTTGGGGCGCCGCATCGACGCACCATGAATATGGGGGATTATGGCGCGTGCGTCAATACTATTCTCGCCGTGACGGTTGATTTTATGGTGCCTATCCCACTATTGCACGGAAATAGTGTGACGAGTTCGCCATGTATCAATCAGCAGGAAATTCGATCTCCACTCCTATGCCAGTCCAAGATCCTCCAAGGTAAAGTTTTCGATCCGGCGCTTCGGCTGCTTCCAACCGAACCTGGTAAGAAACAGTTTCTCCGGATCATTTTGAAACTCACAGAGAAGATTCTCCAGTTCAGTAAACGAGCCAACACGGAGATAATAACTTGCCGCAATGTTCTTGCCGACAAGTAACCATATTCCAACAGTAAAGCCCCCACCAGGCTCTGGCTGCACATTCAATGTGGGCATTGGTCCAAGGGGGAGACCTCCACCATCCATATAATAATACTGGTCCCTATGCCGGTGGCGTTTCGGGGCAAATAGCTGCATCGAGATAATCTCCTCTCTTATGCGTCTGGGGCAACTCTATGCAGTTTGATTGCAAGGGCGACCATCCTGTTGAGAAGGTACTCTTGCATCTCTCTGCTGCAGTCGGCGAAGTTTGTGTCAAGATGAAGCTGCTCCTCAAGGAGTGTTGCGATGAGACAGGGGAAGCCTTTATCGAAATTGCTTTTGGCGATCCAGATCTCATTACCGTTTCGGAAAACTTGTCCGAGGGCATTTGCAGGAAGACGATTGCAAACTCGGACTTTATTTGAAATTGGGTGTCCGAGCCAAGAGCAAAACGCGATGGCGTTCTCCAGCTCAGTTCGATCAAAGTGGGAGATTTTGATCTCAGCTGGAGTGAGAGCAGACACGGCTTCAGTCCGCATCAACCGGAGGAGACTTGAATTTATTCGCGCGGAACCGCGGCGGCAAAGAGTTTCTTTAAAGGTTTTAGTAAATAGGGGAGGAACCTTTGTGCGCAAAGCTGTCCAGTTAAAATCCAGAGAGTTCTCAAATGCCACTCCAACGCCATCTTCTTGAAAGATGGAGCACAGCGCGTACTCTCGGGTTGGAGCTTGCAACAGCACATCTGCAAGTTCATATATATGGTCGTAAATGTTGCGGAGTGTTCGGTCCTCTGTGAGAGTAGTCTTGCGGAGGATATTATATGAGAAATGTGCAGGGGATGGAGTTTTATGCACCAAGACTCCGCGATAAAAAATCTGTGTCCCTTCCCGGCGAGGATGAACCTCGATCTCGCTTGTTGCCCAGAGGGGCTTGGTATCAAGAAACAGTTTATTTCGGTTCAGATATGCCTCGGTGATCCCTTTGCCGGTGACAAGGATAAGGGTCTTGTTTGGCGTGTTGGAGGCAGGAATACTGTATCCAAACTCTCCGCCTTCGTCCGTGGCGTTGCACGCCAATTCCCGAAATGCCTCCATCGGAGTCCAGTTTTTGCCGAGTTCGGTGGTAAAACCAAGTTGCACTCCATTCATGCAGACGAGCTTGAATGGAACGCCACGGATGGAGGTATCTTCGGTGGAGAAAATATAGGACGTTGCCCCACTCCAGATTGTGATCTGGTGCTCAGTACGAAGTAGAGTAGCTATGGCGTATTTCAACCCAGTGCCGAAATAGCCGACAGCTGAGTCGGATTGTTTGACGCTTACACCGAGCGTCACGACTGCACGAATGTCGATCTCACCAGGATTAGAAAACCAAACTGGGATTGCCATGGTAGGGACTCCTTTTTGGATTATTCAAAGTCTTCGAGGTTGGCACGGAAAAGCACATTCTTGGTTCGAGTCTCAATTACATATTGGAGATTATTTTCTTGGATCAGCGGACCATTGTTGCCTGTAGCGGCGAGCTTACGGGCGAATTTGCTGGGTATCCGGAATGGGTCCAGGTGGATCACGTTATCCCACTCCAGCCCCTTGGCCTTATGTCCGGTGGAGAGTGTTACCGGGGCCGAGTCCTTGGCAAAAATTCTCGCGATCTCGCTGCGAAGCTCGCCGGCGGTTTTAACCTCGCCGGAGGCCAGAACAGCAAGCAAACTCTCCGCCCGGTCCTCGATCCCGTCGCAGAGATACTCCTTGTTGTTAGCGACGGCCTTGGAGGTTTCGGTGAGCTTCCAGTTGTTTATAGCAATCAAACAAACTGATGCTGGGGTGCTGTCGTCTGGGCAGATGATCTTGCTGAGCTTCAGCAGGCCCTTTCCGATATCCTTACCGATGACATGAACTCCGACTCCCTTGCGGATCAGCTTGAACGCCATGCCGACTATCGGTGCGTTGTTGCGGCAGATGATTGCGATTGAGCCGGGGGCTTGGAAGTTCTGTATATCATTCCAGCTCCAGGTTTCATCGTCGCCAGAAGGCAGAGTGATGATTTCTCCCGTGACGTTAGCCTCCGCTGCCCGGAACTCTGGCACATGCCAGTGCTGCGCCTCGACAACTCTCCGGGGGCAGCGGAAGGTGAGGTTGAGCGGCAGTTCGATCCAGTTCGGGCGCAGGTCTCGGAGCTTGTCCATGGAGCGGAAATCCGCACCTCGGAAGGCATAAATCGCCTGGTTGGGATCGCCCACGACTATCAGCTTGCCCGCACTGCAGCGCTTCACCTGCTGGTGATTGAGGGGGCTTAGGTCTTGGGCCTCATCCACTAGCACAATCGGGAACCTTGGGAACACTCCACCAAAAACTACACTCATGTAAATCTGGTCATCGAATGAGATCGTTCCTGCGAAGGACTCCTTGATAGATGCGGTCAGAACCTTGTAGGCGAGATCGAACACAGCGTCACTGGCAGGTATCCCGTCTATATCGGCGAGGTCCTGCCATACGGATGGAGTGTCCTCGATCAATCCTTGCCCTGG